GGCGACATCGACTGTCCCCTTGCCGTTGCGGCCGCGCCATGCGTAGGCGGTGGCAATGCCCGAGACCGGGTTGTCGGCTGCGAGGATGAACCGCTCGTAGTCCGAAGGGCTGCCGCCGGCGGCCTGCTTCTGCCACGCACCGATGACGCGGATCCGGTACTCCTCGATGTCCTCGACATCGAGCCCGGTGCCGGCGTCGTCGAGCGCCGTCTGGAGCTCGACCTGGTCCTCGAGCAGTCCCGGGTCCGGGTTCGCCTCCCACTCGAGGACCTCGCCGGCCTCGAGGGCGCTGGCGGAGCCGGCCACCAGCGCGATGACGCCGACCACGGCCTGGCCGCTGGCGCCGAGGGATCCCGCCGAGGTCGGCCGGAACCGGAGCCCGGTCGCCGAGTGGACGAGGACGTCGGTCGTTCCCCACGCGCCGGTCTCGGTGCCCTTGATGAGCCCGGCGCTCTCGCCGCTGGCCGGAGTAGCGCCGCGGCGCAGGGTGTCGCGGAGGACGCCCCACGCTTCGAGGTCGGCGCCGAGCGCGGAGAACGGGGAGCCGGCCTTGCCCAGCGATCGAAGATGCGCGTGGAGGTCGGCGACGCCGCCGGTGTAGACCTCGAGCCACCGGTGGTTCGCGTGGTCGGCTGTGATGGCCCGGTCCGCGAGGCGGTTGCGGAAGAGGGAGACTTCGAGCTTGAGCAGCTCGGCGTAGCTGGGAGTGTCGATCATGGCTGGAGCCCCGCAATCTGGCTGAGGTCAACCCGCCCGCCCTGGGCGTCGGTGATCTCGGTGACGCCGGTCAGTCGGTGCGGGTGGTCGGGATCGGCGGTGACCTCGACGAAGAGGTCCTTCGCGAGGCCGGCGTCGACGAGACGCTGGAGCGCGGCGCGAAGGGTCTCGGGCGCGAACTCGAGCGCCTGGGTGAGGGACATCCGCGGCACGAGGTGAACGTCCGACCCGGCGGAGCCGTCGGCCCAGTACTCGCCGCGGTGGATCCGGATCTGGAGGTACGCCGCCGACTCGCACGTGTCGGTCTCCTCGAAGCCGCCGGCGCCGTCGTCGATCCAGTCCCCGGTCTCGGGATCGATTCTGCGGTCGAGGCCGGGCATCAGGTCCTCACGATCTCCAGGGTCGCGATCGGCTGGATAGCAGTGTCCCCGGCGAGGTCACCAAGCGGGTCCGCGACGACAACTAGGCCGGCGCCGGCGTCGAAGGAGATCGCCTGGCCGCCGAGAAACGCTGACCCGACCGCGCCGGTCGCCACCTCGACCGCGAGCGCCGTGTTGCCGTCGTCGATGCGCGCCGTGTAACGAATGTCCGATCCCGGGCCGTTGGTATTGGGATGCCTGACTGACAGGCTGCGGAGCTCCCCGTCAAACGGGGCGATGATCGAGGCGTCGGAAGCTGAGGCGACGGCGTTGGCCGTCATAGGCGCGGCCGTCAGGTACCTCACCGCCGTGCTGTGCACGTCGCGGGAGCCGAAGACCAGGAGGACCGGCGGTCTCAGGTAGGGCTCGAGCACGGCCATCGCGGCCTGCCAGCTGTTCTGCTGCGCCTCGAGCATGAAGGCATCGAACGCGGCAGTGCCCGGCTGCGGGAAGGGGTCGGGCAGCGTCGGAACGTCCGCCGTGCGCAGGGCCTCCTCCCAGTCGATCCCTAGCTGGTCGCTGAAGGCGCTCACGATATCTTGCTCCCCGTCTTGGCCGTCGCCAACGCAGCCTCGTAGGCCGAGCGCGCTGCGTTGATCGCCGCGGTCACTCCGCCGCCGACGCCGGCGGACGCCGAGGCGATGGTTGCGTCCAGGGCCTTGCGCAGCACCTCGTGGGTCTCGGCCTTGTAGGTCGGCTCTGCCAGCGGGTTGGGCGCCGCGGTTTCATTCTCGAGCACCACGCGAGCGCGCGCGTCCGACGAGAAGAGGTAGGTGGCGCCGGCCTTCGCAGGGCCCTCGATGGCCTCGAGGCGGCGAATCGCGTCGGCGTTGCGGGTCGCGACGATCGCCGGCGCGTTGGAGTCGCCGCCGAGGTACGCCACCAGGGCCTCCGCCTTGTCGTCGGCGGCCGGCAGCGACGCCACGCCGGCGACCCCGAAGACCTCGGCGCTGTCGGTCTCGACGTTTCCCGCAGCGTCGACATAGCCCTCGAGGGCGAACTCGAGCGCGGCTACGTCGGCGATGCTCATCCGCCGGAGGAGGTTGTCGAGCTTGGTCGCCGTGGCTCCGTGGCGGGCCCGCTTGCTCCCTCGCGTGAGCCGGCTCATCCGCTGCACCTCAGCTCGGTCCCGACGGGGACGAGCGACAGCATGGTCCGGCTCTCGCGCTTCGAGCCCGAGAACTCGCAGCGCGTCACAAAGAAGTCACCGACGAGACCGATCTCCTCGTCCTCGACGTGGGCGACGGTGTCGAAGCGGAAGATCTCCGGCCAGCCGACGCGGGGGTCGAACTGGCCGTGACCGGATACCTCGATCTCGAGAAGCTTGCTGCCGGCGGCGAGCTCGCGCATCTCGCGCTCGGCGCGCTCGAGTGCCTCCGCCGGCGATCGGACGTCGGGGTCGCTGATCAGGAGGCGCTTGGCCCGCGCGAAGAGGCGGCCGGCGAGGCGGGCGGTGGCGCGCCGCCGGGTGACGTTCTTGCCGTAGTTGACCGAGTCGCCCTTGCCGGCGCCGCAGGCGGTGATCTCCGCGAACAACTCCTCGACGTCCTCGATGTATTCCATCTCGATGACGTTGGTCTCGCCGCGCCGCGTGCTCCCCGGCGCCGCCTGGAAGAAGTGCCAGCGGGCGGGCTGGCGCTGGTTCGGCTTGCCTACGACCAGGGTCTTGCCGTCTGCCGTGCTCCAGGCCATGAGGCCGGCCTGCTCGAGGAACGACATCAGGACCTCGGCGCGGGTCTCGCCGGGGGCGACCTTGTGGCGGATCTCCTTGCCGACCAGGATCGCCGGTTCGCCGCTCGCGGTCCGTCCGCTGCGCCGCGGCGGGCTTGGCGGTATCACGGGGCTGCCGCCGAAGGTGGCGATCGCCAGCGCCACGGCCTCAGGATCGACGTTGGCGCGCCGCCGGGCGCCGCGGCCGCCGATGAGCCGCCGGTTCGTGGCGTTGTCGAGGCGCACCTCCTCGAACCACTCGCCGGCGACCGCGAGGGCGAGGTCCTCGATCTTCTTGCCGGCGAAGCGGACCAGCGGCGCCGATTCGTCGACCAGGCGCCCGCCGCGGTCACGACCTGAAACTTCGATGCGTCCGCGGTTCTTGGCGCGCCTGCCAACGAAGCCGGACAGGACGAGAGAGTTGTCGATGTGGACCTGCACCTCGTTGTCGGTCTCGACCAGATCCCAGAGCTGGCGCTTGACCGGCAGCTCGATCGACCACGAGTCCGCCAGGGCGAGCATGTCGTTCGTGATCTGGTAACTCACGATGTCCGCGGTGAGCGAGAAAAACTGGTCGCGGCCGAAGCCGACCGAGAGCGTGTGGTCGGCGCCGGTCATCGGTTGGCGCTCCTGAGCACGGTCCGGCGGTCCACCTCGGCGACCGGGACGAGCAGCTCGGTGCCGGCCTCGAGGAGCCCGGGGTCGTCGATGGGATTGAGCGCCATGACCTCGTCGTGGCGGCGCATCGCCTCCTCGGCGCCGTAGAGGGCAGCGACGAAGGTGCGCAGAGGCTGCTCGACCTCGACGATCACGGTGCGCAGCTGGGGCTGCTCTTGGCGCGCTGCCTCAGCGCTGAGGCGCAGATTGGCGGCCAGGCGCTCGAGGGCGACGAACGCCTCGTAGGAGTCGGGGTCGGTGGTGAGCGTCCGCTGAGCGGTCTCGATGAGCCGGGTCGCCCGGTTGAGATCGGAGGCGATGTCGAGGGCGAGCTCGGGCTCGCGCCAACGGCCGAGGAGTCCCTCGATGTCGGCGATGAAGTCGAGGTCCGGCGGCTCCTCCAAGTCGCCCAGGGCGTCGTCGGCGTCGTCGAGAGCGACCTCGGCCTCCACCAGGCCCGAGGACCGGGGCCGGCTCGACCCGGTAACCAGCGGCGACGGGTTGGTCGAGTCCTCGACGAAGGTGCAGTGCGCCCGGATGACGTCGGGATCCCCGGCGGCCTCGATCTTCCGCAGGTTGTGGACTACCGCCCGGTAGCCGCCCTCAGTCGGATGGACGAAGTCCTGGGCGCGGCCGCGCATGTAGGCCGCGAAGAAGCGGTGCCACCGCGAGCGAAAGTCGAGCGAGGAGTCCGGCCCCTCACCAGCGATCGACGGCCGGTCGAAGAATATGATGTCGCACTCGGTCTCGCGAATGCCGGCGCCGCGATCGCCGGCGTCGCCGCCGTCTTTGTTCTTGTACTCGTTGAGCTCGATGGTCCGCGGGAACATGTCCTCGACGGCCTCGCAGTCGAACTCGACGGCGCCGTAGCTCGCGATGCTCATGGCGCCGGCTCCGTGCCGAGGTTGCTGGCTCGGGTCGGGTTGCGCCGCTGCTCCTCAACCTTGAGCGTGACGCCCTCGAGTGCCTCCTTCATGGCGCGGCGAATCTGCGGCACCATGTCGCGGTTGCCGGCGGCGCCCCCGCTGAGGTCGCCGAGCAGCGCGCCGACGCCGTGGCGACTCGCACTATCAGGGCTCACAAAGGCGCCGCGGGCAACGGCGCCGCGCACGCCACGGAAGAAGTCCTGAATCCCTGAACCGATGGCCTCCGCCGGCGTCGTCGGCCCAAAGGTGTCGCCGGGACCGTGGACGTCGCCGGTGCGTTCGCCCTCCTCCATCGCCGCGGCGCGCTCGTAGTTGACGCCCCGGTCCTTCATGATCTGCTGGCGCCTCGCCTCGACCTTGGGGCTGGCGCCAGCGAGGGTGCGGCCGACATCGGCGTCGTCGTCGCCGCTCATGAATTCGACCATCCGCTCGAAAGTCGAGACGACCGCGGCGCCGGCGGCGGCGACCTTCTCGAGCGCGGCCGCGAACTTCTCGACGCGCTCCGGCGTGAACGCCTCGGCCAGGGCGAGCTTCGCCCGGTTGGAGGCCTTTGCGATCTTCGTCGCCGGTGAGCCAGCCCGGCGGTCGAGGTCCTCCTGGATCTTGGCGAACTGCTTGGCGGCGGCCGACAGGGCCTGAATTCGCCGCTGCACCTCCGGGCGCGCCAGCGCGTTCATCGCGGTGCCGATCTGCGCCCGCTCGCCGAAGGCCTCGGTCACGAGCCGGCCGTCCTTCGCCACCTGCGGCAAGATCTCGGCGAGCACCTCGAAGGCGTTGCGCTGGACCATCACGCCCTCGGCGTTCTTCTCCCAGACTTTGACGCCGAACGTCTTGTCGATCTGCTTGTGGCGGCCGCCCATCTTGCGGAAGACGTCAGATAGAGCCTTGGCCGCCGAGGTCGCGTCGCCGAACTCGGGCTGCAGCGTCTGGACCGTCGAGATGAGCAGCCCGAGCTGGTCGGCGCCGACCCCGGCCGACTTCGCGACCGAGGCCACCTCGGGCACCAGGGCGGCGAGCTCGGAGAGCGGGATCTGAGCCTCCTTGCCGATCGCGAGCATCGACGACAGCGACCGCTCAGCCTCCTCGCCCGTCTGGCCGAACTGGATCTGCAGCGTCTGCATCAGGCGGGCGAGGGTTGTTGCGTCGCCGTTGCTCGCGGCCATGGCGCGGGCGAGGGTCTTGATCTGTCCCTCCGTGACCCCGCTGGCGCCGATGAGGTCGCCGAGGACCTCGACGCCGCCGGCGATCTTGTCGCGGCCGATGCCGAACTCGTCCGAGAGGCCCATGATCTGGCGGCGAAGCGCGTGAGCCTCGGCCTCGGTCATCTCCGTCTGGACGGCGACGTTTTCGATCTGCTTCTCGAAGTCGGTGGCCTCGCGCAGGGCCAGGCCGAGACCGAGCCCGCCGGCGAGGCCGAGGCCTCCGGCCATCGATCGGCCGAGGCCGAGGAGGCCGCCGCCGACACGGCGGAACGTCCGCCCCATGCCCCTCGCTGCCCGGCGGCCGAAGCGCATGCCGGCGCGCTCGAACTGGCGTTCGGCGCGGCGGAGGTCGCCCGGCAGGCGGGCGCCATCGGCGCGGAGCTCGGCGACGGCCTCGCGGACGAGGGCCACCGGCTACCCCCTCTCCTTCGGGCCCTTCGCTCGAGGCGGCATCGACAGCGCCCCGATCATCATTCCGTGGAGGCGCACTTCTCCCCGAGTGAGGTCAAGAGCTGGTCGACCGTAGTAGCCAGCAAGCCGCTCGGCAGCCGCGGCACGATAGACCTCAACGTCGTCCAGTCTTTTTTTTGGAGCAGGCGCGCCACCTCCTCGCGGAGCATGACGGAGCCCTCGCGCAGGTCGCTCGAGGCGTCGAGGTCGCGGTATTCGTAGACCAGGGCCGCGATGGCCGCCTCCGTGAGCTCCCCCTGCATCTCCTCGCCGCTCTCGTAGAGCTGCTCGTCGGTACCGGGGACCACGAGGGCGACCGCGATCGCCTCGACCAGCTCGCAGCGCTCGAGCAGCCCCTCGGCCTGGTCGGCTAGCCCGTGGTGCTCGAGCATCTCGTGAGCGCGCTTGCGGGCCACGAGCTGCTGGCGCCCGGTGATGAGCCGGAGCTCGAGGTCGACTTCGCCGCGCTCGAGAGGGATCTTCACCGGCCGCCGCGGCCCGCCGGCGGCGAGCGCGGCAACCAGCTTCGCGGCCGCGCGGCTGCGGCGTTGCCGGACCTCGGCGGCCGGCGCGGCGCTCTTGTTGGGGCGGACCTCCATCGGCTACGGCTTGTGCTGGAACCCCGTCGCCTTGATCGAGAGCGACCACTCGATGGTGCCGTCGGCGTTGCCGCTCTCGTCGATGTCCTCGATGGCGACGCCGGTGTACATGATCCGCGATCCGCCCTCGCGGACGCCGCGGAAGGCGAGGTCGGTGCGGTTGAGCAGGGCGTAGAAGTCGAGGCCGAAGCCGATAGGGATCGCGCAGGTCATCGATCCCTCGATCTCCATCGGCCCACGGCGGTATCCCCTCGCCTGGCGCTTGCGATTGAGGGTGTGGACGAACTCCTTGGGCTGCGAGACCTGCATATTGGCCTCGCTCGCGAAGTCCTCGAGGTTGTACGTCTGGTCGCCCGGGACGATGAACTCGTGGACGATGCTGCTGACGTAGAGGATCGACATGGTGGCTCCTTACGCCGCCTGCGCGGCCGGCACCTCGACGAAGAGGCGGTGGGTGAAGTCGATCTGCAGCGCCGGCTGGACGACCGACTGAGGCACCTCGACGAGGATGCGACTGGGGAGCGACTGGTGGGCCTCGACGCGCAGCTCGTCGAGGTGCTCGGCGACGTTGTGCAGGTCCCCCGCCGCCTCGCCGCCGAAGAGGATGGCCTGCACGATGTCCTCGACCAGGGCGAGGAAGTCGGCGTCGGCGCTGGCGCCCTTGAGGGCGAGCGTCGCCTCGGCGTCGGCCAGGAGCGAGTAGTGATCGAGCGTCTTCTGGTTCCCGCCGTCGAGGAGGGCCTCGAAGGTCGCGCTGTTCTCGCTGGTCTTCGTGGTGACCCAGCGAGTGACGGCGACGCGACCCTGCTCGGTGACGTGCCCCGGGGTCGCGCCGGCGGCCAGGAGGGTCTCGATCTGCGATCCGATGAGACCGTCACCCGGGTCGGGCGCGTAGATCGGCAGCTCGGTGTTGGTGTAGTTGTAGCTCGGGCGCTCGACCGTGGCGGTCATGGCGGCCAGGGCGGCGGCGAGCTCGTAGGAGAGGCTCGGGGTGTCCGGGACCGCCCAGAGCGAGATGCGCGAGTGGTTGGCCGCGGCGGTGAGAGTCGTCGAGGTTCCGACAGAACCGCGCTCGCCGAAGAACGCCTGGCCGAACTTCTTGACCTGGGCGTCGGCGGCCTCATCCCAGTAGGCGATCGCGTCGTCGAGGTCGTCGCTCTCGTGACCGGCGATGGCGATCGCCATGAAGCGACCGGGCTGGCCCAGGAGCGCATCGAGGGCGGCGGTAGGGTCGGCGCGGCCGGCGCCAGCGGACTGCTCGGAGACGGTGACCGTGAGGCCGGCCGGGCCCGAGACGAAGCGAAGGTCGATGTCCGAACCGTTGACGTCGGCTACCCGGGCGGTCAGGTCCACGTTGACCAGGGTGGCGATCGCCGCGGTGACCGGCAGCGTCTGCGCCGCGGCGTCGAGGGCGGCCTTGAGCTTCGTGGCCGCCGCCTCGTTGTCGTCGCCGCTGGCGATTGCCGCCCGAATGGGGCGACCCGAGACCCTGACGATCAGGTCTTTGCTCTCGGTCGCGGCGCCGCCGACGGCGAAGCGGTGGACCGCGGCGGTTCCCCCCGGGTCTGCGAGCGGGCTGACCCAGATCGCCGGCTGCCCGCCGCCGTGCTGGCGCCGGGTGGCGCGGCTCGCCGCGATGGCCATCTCGACCATGAGCGTGGCCGGGGTGCCGACGTCGAAGAGCAGTCGCGCCTCCGACTCGGAGAATACCTGGACGGGGACGTCGGCGGTCGCGGTGCCGCCCGTTCCCATGGGCGCCACGATCGCGAGCCGCCGATCGGTCGGGGTCGCCCCCCGGCTCGCCGACGTGGTGTCGTGGGTGTGGGCGGTCCCTGGCTGGCGGACATCGCTGGGGAGGTTGCTCTGCAGGCCCATGGGCTACTCCTGGCTCTTGCGGTCGGTGAGGGGAACCGGGCTACGGGACGCCTTCGGCTTCGCCGGCGGCGGGGTGTCCTCGACGGCGTCGCCGTCGCGCAGCAGCCGCCGCACCAGGGCGTGACGCGCGTAGACCTCGACGGCGTTCTCGTCGGTGAGGGCGCGGGCGGCGGTGTTGTGGGCCACGCCGGCGATGAGCGGGATCGTCATGCCCTTCGCCGCGCGGATCTTCTTGAGCTCGGGCTGCTTGCGCTTCACGCGTCGTCTCCGGTCAGTGTGGTGACCTTGGTCGCCTCGGGCGGGACCGCGGTCGGGATGGTGCTGGTCGCCTGCACCGACGTCGCCGTCGGCCGGCTGCCCTCGGCCGGGATGCGGGCCGGGCGGACGTCGGCCTGCGCGACGTAGGTCTGGAGCCACACCGCGCCGGCGGCGGTGGAGGTCTGCCGCGTCTCATTCCACGAGCCGAGGATCCGGACGCCGGCGCCGATATCCCGTCCGAGGAGGATGCCGCGGACGTCGGCGAGCATCCGGCGGAGGCCGGGGTCGCTGGTGCCGTCGAGGCTGGCGACGTCGCCGCCGGCGCGGGCCTCGTGGGAGCGGAGGTTGTTCGAGAAGGCGTAGACCTCCAGGTCCACCGATGCGACGTAGCGGCGCCGCGAGGCCGTGGCGCTCTGTCCGACGGCGTCGCCGATCCGCACGAGGAGGGCCGGCGACTGCCCGAGCAGGCGCTGGAACATTTCCTCCAGGTCGCCGCTGAACTCGCGCTCGAAGTCCCCGAGGAACTGCAGGTAGCCGCCGGACCGCCGGCGCAGGCGCTCGAGCTCGGCCAGGGCGGCCGCCTCGATGGCGTCCCGGTAGTCGTCGGTGGCGAAGGCGCCGACCTTCTTGGCCGGGGTGAGGGCTGCCGCGCTCATCGCCGCACGTTCTCCCTGTGGCCGATCGCCGCCACGGTGAATCGCGCCAGGCCGGTGAGGTCGTCGGCCACGGTGAAGCGCAGCAGGTCGCCGGTGTCGCCCGCGGTCCCGGCCTTGAGCCGGATCGGGGCGGCGGGGACGATGTCGGCCACCGCGAGGAACTCTGCACCGTGCTCCAGGACCTCGACGGTGCCGTGGAGGGCGAAGTCCTCGAGGGCCTGGATGGTGTCGCCACCGAGCAGGTCGTAGCGCTCCACCAGCGTCGGGGGATCGGCCTGGTTGAGGCCGTGGACCTTGATCGTGATGCCGGTCGCCAGCGCACCGAGGTCGGCGAGCTCGGTGAAGGTCATCGCCGTCGCCGAGCGGATCAGGAAGCGGAGCCGCTCGATGCGGTAGATGTCCGGGTCGCTCGGAGCGATGTCCACTTCGACCGCGGCACCCGAACCGTCCACCTTGAGGTCGGCGAGCGCGACCACGGGCTCCGGCAGGACGCCCACCGGCAGTGTCGCCACCTGCTGGATCAGCATGTCGCGGGGCGTCGAGGTTGCGCCGACGAGCTCGGCCTGCGAGACCTCCTCGGCCAAAAGGCGCTGCTGATTGGTGAGCAGGAGGCCGCGGACGCTCATCGCTGGCTCCATCCGCCAACGACGTGGTCGGCCAGCCGCGCGGTCGCGAACTGCATGAACGGGTCCGAGATGAAGACGAAGCCGCGCGCCGGCAGCCGTGAGCCGCGGCCGACGGTGGCGCCCTCGTTGTGCGCGCCCGACCAGGGCACCGGGGAGCGGGCGATCAACGATCCGCGCTTCTGGCGGACGATGACGGTGTCGGGCAGCTGGCCCAAGAGCTGGGAGCCGCCGCGGAAGCTCACGGCCTGGCGGGCGCCGACGCGCTTGCCGGCCTTGCGGGCGCGACCGCGGACGACCTTGGCCCGCCGGGCGCTGGCGCGTACTTCGGCGACGGATGAGCGGCGCGGCCAGCTGCCCTCGGGTGAGGACTCCGAGCTAGCGTGCTCCCTCAGGTCGCTCTGCAGCGCCGGCCGCAGCTTGCGGAGCTCGACCTGGAGGGCCTTCGACCTGGCGATCATCTTCTTGAAGCCGCGGCGCAGGCCTGGCTTGAAGGTCGCCATCATCAGGGCGCCGAGGCGGGCCACTACCAGAGCCCTCCAAAGTCGGGCGAGTCGAATTCCCCGGTCGCGCTCTTGAGGTCGCCGGTCTCCGCCGCCGCCGCCTGCTTGGGCTTCTCGCTCTCGAGGGCGATACGAACTCGGCCGCGGGCCAGATCCTCGAGCCACGCGAGAGTCTCCGCGTGCTGTGCGTCGATCTGAGGCGTCACCATACCGCCATCGAGAGCGAGCAGGAAGATCACCTCGCGCGCCGTCTTGCGGCGGATGATCTCGGGGACGTCGCCATCGGCGAACGGTACCGAGTAGTGCGCCCGGGCGTAGCTATCGATCCAGTCCGACGCCTCCATGATCTTCTCATCGATCACCGAAGCGTCGGGGGACCCGGCACCCGACCAGTCCGCCAGCTGCGTCAGGCGACTGTCGCCCCGGATCGCGTTGGCGACGTCCGCCTGAGTGCAGTAGGCCATCGGCGCCTGCTACTTCCCGGGCTTGATCTCGCTCTTGGTGGCGGACGGCTCGGGCTTCGTCTTGACGACCTTGGCGGTCGCGGTCGGGGGCGGTGGGGGCGGCTTGACCTCGAGGATCCGGCCGTCCTTGAGCATCCGCTGGATGATCCCGGAGCGCCGGTACACCCGGACGCGCTTGTCCTTGGTGATTCGGCGCAGAGGGAACGGTGCGACCTCGTGGACGAGATCGACCGGGTCGTCGGCGGCGTAGACCTCGATGAGGTCTTCTCGCGACTTGAGCGTGTCCTTGGCCATCGGCTAAGCGCTCTCGTCCGGCCGGGCGGTGCCGTTGAGGCGCACGAACCCGGTGGCGCTGGGGTTGTCGGCGGCCTTCGCCGCGCACCCGATCAGGAGGGCGCTCGAGGAGACGGTGGTCGCCTCGCTGCCGTCCCAGTAGATGAGCGCGCCCTCGGTCCACGCCTGGGCCGAGGTCTTGGCGATCGAGTGGACGCCCACGACGATCAGCTG